CCCAGTTGCACCATCGCTTTTACTTAAAGCTAAAGTTCCGCCATTAGTTAAAGCTTGTTCTTGATAACCACCTGTAATTTGTTGGACTATTTGTAAATTAGTATTTGTTTTATTTCCCCATGTACCAGCGTTTTCACCAGTAGCCATTAGTTCAATACCTAAATTCGTAAAAGTTGATGCCATAATTTATCCTCTATGCTGCCGTAACATCTGTATAAGATGTATTTCCATTTATGTCAATATCAGTATAACTCGTATTTCCATCAATTACAACATTTTGATAAGCCCTTATTCCTAGAGCTCCTACCGCTGATATCGCCTCTTGACCATCTAATCCAATAACCATTTCTGTAGGAGTAATGGCCCCCACACTCGATGTTGCAGCTGATGGTGCTGTTAATGGAACACCTATTTGAGATATTAAAGAACCAACTCCAGATGTTGCGACCTGTCCTGTTAATGGAACACCTATTCCAACTATTAATGATCCTACACCAGCGGTTGCAGACTGACCTATTATCCCTATTTCTACAGCATCTAAAATTATTCCACCAACTGCAGATGTTGCCTGTTGACCTGTTAATCCCACTGTCATGTTAGTAGGAGAAATAGCTCCTACACTAGACGTTAGTTCTGAAGGTGCTGTTGGAGTTATTATAGAAGTTAAATTTAAAGTTAAAGAACCTAAACCTGCTGTTATTTCACTTGGTGCAGTTAATGGTACAAAATTTTCGACAGCTGGTGTTAAAGATCCAACAGAAGATGTTGCACTAACTCCAGCTGGTTGAACTAATTTATTAAATGAATCACCATAAGGTTCTTCACCCCAACCGTTTCTACCCCAACCAACCAATGTTCCAGCGTTATCAAAATCCCCAACTTCCGATGTCATTTGACTCGGTGCTGTTAAAGTTACAAACTCAACTGATATGGAACCTACTGAACTTGAGGCCTGTTGACCAGATAAGCCAACGACATCTGCAGGGGTAATTGAACCTATTGAAGAAGTTGCCGGTAGACCACTTAAACCTACAGACATTTCAATAGGAGTAATTGAACCTATTGAAGAAGTTAATCCTGACGGTGCGGTTAAAGCAATTGTGACAGTATTAGATTGCCAAGAGTTCTGACCCCAGGCTACTGAAGGACTATCTCCACCCCAGACTGATGCCATAAGGATTTACCTCCTTATGCTATTCTTACTATAGCTGTTGTTGCTGCTTTTGCTGGGAACTGAATTGTGAATGTTCCAGAAGAAACTGTTTTGTCTCCACCGAAAGCTACCGCACAGACCGCAGGATCACCTGTTGCAGTGTCATTGAATATTAAACACCCATTAGCTGTAAAAGATGCGCTTGTGAAACTTACATCATCAAAGTCACAACAAGCTGTTGTAGAATCCAACGTAGGAGTTATGCTTGTTAAAGCAGCTCCTTTCGCAGTATACCCAGTCCCTGTAATTTCTTCAGATGTTGTGTATGCAGTTGTGCCTGCTCCTAAAGTTGCAGAACTTGTGTAAAGAGCTAAATTAAATGTATTACCAGTAGAGGCTGTGAAGTTGTGAACTCCTTTTAAAATTTCTACTTTAAAACTGTTACAAATTGCCGATGTTATTGCCATAGTTGTTCTCCTTTTACGGTGAAGGTGACTGCACTGGGATTCTTATTGTTCCATCAGTATAGTCATCTCTTCTACGTCTTCCAATTTGCACTCCTGCAAACTTCTGTACCTCTTGTTTATATTTATTTTCATATAATGTCAACATATCCATTGGACCTTTTAAAAACCCATATGCTTCTACAAGACATGCGTATAATAATCCACTTGGAAAATATTGACTAATGTATGTGCCACTAGTCTCTGTAACCAGACTTTTAGGCATCATGGTATAATATATCCTAAATTTATAGTTTTGATCAGGTGTTGGCGCTATGTACATGCCACCTGATGTGGTGCTGGTCGTGCCAGTTGCTCCACCAAACATGGCATAATATTTAGGTAAGCCAGTTGTATCTTGATTAGTTAAATCTCCCTCAGATCCAGTTAGCCGTCCTACATACTCTGATAAATAAGTTTGATCTTTTTTCTGTAACCAAACCCCTTGACCTGTTGTAGCTGATGTAGAATTAAATACCTCTATCCCCCTAACAAACACTGCACCAGTAGCACCCTGTGTGCCTTTACCAGGAGCGTTTATTGTATTATCATCGGTTACAAAAGCTCCTTCACTAACATATCTATATGCATCAATTGGAACATCATAAAAAATTCTAAATTCAGCATCTTCAATAAATCTATTGATGATAGCTGCTGTTAGCACACTATCTCCCACTTCTGTGTAGTTTCTAATATCGGTCACTAAGTTTGCGTAATTAAATCCTGACATAATTTATGCTCTTTGATTTACAGGTCCTGCAAATACAAAGAATCCTCCTCCTGTTTCTGTGCTTGATGCATTTGATACTAAACTAAAAGTAAATTTATTACTATAGCTCTGAGCTGTATTTGCATCGTTTGTAGCTGTCTCAGAAACTTTTGTTATTATATACGATCCAAAAACTTTTGCACCTGAATTATGTGATGCCGCTGTCGTATTTGAATATGTTCTACCGTACGCTGGTGCGGATGTACCTCGAGTGCAACCAGTTAGGTCATTACTAGATTTACCGGTATATTCTATTGTTTCATCTTCAATAACTATAAATCCGCTTGTTGGAAAAGCACCAGCATCAGCAAGGGTTATGGTTGTGGCTGTAGCTGAAATATTACCATTTAATGTTGTTTCTAATTGAAGAGTGTTGATTGCAACTCCACCAACAGGTTCTTTAACTTCTCTAAATCTTATTGCATCACCCGTTGACCAAGGATTACTGTCCTGTAATACTTCATCTTCACCAGTAAAAACTGTTACAACTTTAGATGCAGCTGTCATTACAAACGGATCATTTCTTAAAACATTAGGCGTAGGAAAAGCTGTTCTACTTGGTTTTGGATGTTTTAAAGCTTGTGGATCAGCGCTAGTAGGTCTTGGTTGTAATTGTGGTTGCTTTGGTTCAAACTCAGATATGTGCACCCAAGAACCATTCCACTCTTGAACCATCTCAGTATACGGAAATCGTAAACCTGATCGGTCTGAAATCATGTATGCATATTTACCAGATGCAAAACTTCCCATTATCCCAACTCCGGATAGTAAACTTTTGGACTTATAAATGTGCTGACCGGAGATCCATCTTCTGAAAGAGCTCTGGCAAATTCATCTTCATATAATAATTTTAGTTCTTGCACTCTTTGAGGGGCATATTTAATAGCAAGATAGTATGCTAAACCTGAAGTCATGCAAGGTATAAATCTAAAAGGAACATCGGTTGCATTTGTATATGCACCTACATCTTGTATCCTTTGTGTGTAATAAAAATTTATGCAATATCCAGTTTGAGCTTGTTCACTTCCTGGTGTTAGATACAAAGTTATTGTAACCTTATCTATGAATCTTTGAACAAAATATTGATTTGGTGTTCCTTTATCTGTTTTATTTGAAAATGCTTGATACTGTGATCTACTAATTTTTGTCATGGGAGCATCGACATTTTGATCATTTCTATAATTAGATTCTAAAATATCATTGACGCCTGCAGGAAATTGTAAAACATTGTCTCCAGAGGTGTGAGTAGCAGCGGTTGTTCCGTTTACACCTCTGACACAACCAGTTAAATTTAAAGCAGATATACCTGAGTAAGTTATCTCTTCGTCATTTATTTTTACAATGCCTGAACTAGCAAGATTAGTTACAGATGCAACACCGATTGTTGTTACTGTAGCGTTGATTCCTGCAGATAAAGTGGTTGTAACTCCAGCGCTCGTGCCATCAGCCGTTGATCTAAAAAAGCTATATTCAGCTTGACCATCAACCATCTCAATACTTTGGTTTCTAACTTCCCAATAGTGTAAACCTCTATTACCCCACTCTGAAAAAAGAATATTTAAAGATCTTCTGGCTGTTTTTAATTGATAGCCAGATACACCTTGCATACCTATTCTTTCATATGCCTCTTCAATAATCTCTTCGACTGGAAGAGTCTTTCCAAAAGTATAAGAACCCGAGGTGATATTAGCCACTTAGACCTCCTAACTTAAGTTTGGACCAGAAAATTTATCTGTAAGTAAAGTATAAGCTGTA